TTGTTAATGCTTCCACAAGAATACGAAACAGCAGACTTGGCTTACGAAAACTTACCTGATAAACCAACATGGATGAGTTGATTATTTAGTGGTTTATTTATACCCACCTAAACGGGTAATTTTTTTTTCAAATTCGAATCCTAAGAGCGAATTAGTTTTCTTCAAAACTTTCTTTGAAAACCTTATCCAATAACTCACGTTGAGTCTCTAAGTAGTCTCTCCAAATAGGTTTTTTGAATGCTTTTTCAAAACCTTCTATTTGCGCTTCCCAATATTCTTCTTGCATAATTACTCTTCCCAATCCAAAAATGCTTCTTGCATAAATGCCTTCCACATTTTACAAGAACCATTATGATGTTTTCTATCTTCCATACTTCCCCTCCACTCTAGTGTAATTCTAACACTAAGTAGTTAATTTACATTGCGGTATTTTTTGTGTAAAAAGTAACATATTGCACAGTTTATATACTCTCAGAAATAGAATACACAAAAAAATACTACTCTTAAAAAAAATAAGAATAGTACTTGAAACAAAAGTCAGAAAAAAATAAAAAAAAAAGCAGCGTCATGGCCGAACAAAATTAATTATTCGACCATAACGCCTTACATTTTCTACATTGCCAAATCTTAATTTCATTAAGACTACCAACATAGACCCCACGAATCCGTCTTGGTATTGTTTCTTCTTTACAGAAGTTACAAACCTCAACTAGACCCACGATTCTGTTCCTCACTTATTAGATTCGCCATGTATTCATCAATAGTATCTTCTGAATATTTACTATTACCAAAGGCTGCAAAAAATAACAATGAAATCATAATTATAAAAACAATCCAAATAGCGATAGATGTTGCACTTAAAGCCATTACCACATCACCTCCAAATCTTTCTCAATTGCTTCTTCGAGGGAGAAGCCTTTAACTATTTTGTTCTCAACACCATGTTTCCACAAATCATAAACTAATTCGCAATCTTTCAAACAATATTCAGCAACTTCAGAGTAGCCACCTGTTTTCCAAATCTTTGGTGCATCTGCACTATCCATTAGTTTATCAGAACCAAGTGTATGTTGAACTAAATTAGAAAGAGAATATCTTTCACCATATTCTTTAGAAAGTATTGCACTAGTATCAATATATGAATCAGGATTATCTAAGTATTTTCTAATACAATAAATATCCATTGCATTTTTCAAAACAGGTAAATCAAAGTTTCGTATATTGTGTCCTAGTAATTTTCCACCGTTATCAAAATGTTTTTCTAAATCGAATTTTAATTCTGATAATGGTTTGATAATTACATTAGATTTTTTCAAATCATCTACTGATTTGTCAATATAGATAGTTCCTACATCCCCGTCCCAAGTACAAACAGTTGAAACTTGAAACATATGGGTATTTTCCCAACCACCAATTTCATGAGACATATTTTTTGTTTCTAAATCAATTGCTAATACTGACATTATTCTTCATCACCCGTTGCAGACCACAAAGCAGTTATTTTGTCTTGGTCTGCTTTTTGTGGATTAGGTGCTTCTTTAGTGGTATCTCTCACTAAGAAAGCAATCAACCTATCTGTTCCGATATTCATTACTGTGCTTAAAGCCCAACCTTGACTACCTAAAGTGTTAAGTGATTCTATCATTACTTTCGGCCCATCTTTTACGTTATACATTTGAAATGTATGTTCATATGTTTTATTCATTTTATTCCTCTCCTTTTTATGTTTACAAATCTATTTTTGTTGTGTCTTATTTCTTCAAAATACTCCTTATTAGATTTGTAGTTCCTATATACTGTTGCAGGTGAAGCATTGGTTACTAATCTTACTGTTTCTAATAGTACAGATTTATTTATCCACTCTCCTGTCTGACCCTCTATTTGTATTGATTTCCCATTTTCTACTAACTTTTTATATTCTTTTGTAAATACATCTAATTTTTGTTTCTTGGCAGATGATAGTCTTTCGGCTCTCAGGGCTGAATCTAACCACAATACAAGAGATTTATAACATTGTTGGGTTACATGAGATGCTTGTAAAACGTGCTTACTAGTCAATTTGAACCTATCTTTCTTTGGTAATTTAGGTGCTTCTGCAATACAAGAAAGAACTGCCAATCTAACCATACTTACTTGCATTCTAGTAATAAAATTATTTGCTATCTCAATCACAGCAGGTCGGCTGTCGTGTACGAAATTCTGAAACTTAACTGTTTCATTTACTATTGTATCGTTTACTCCTCTAGAAAAAGTAACTACTTTCTTTCTTCTAATTACCTCTGCTTCTCTAATTTGTTCCTCAGTCATACCGTCTTTTATTTCTAATGGAACAGAATCATATTGTTCTTTTAGACACTGGTATATTTCTACAAAGGCATCACCAAACTTATTGATTGGTGTTTGTGTATCTAAAATTGTACCATAATCATTACTCAATTCTTCTCTTACAGCATTTTGTTCGCTTATAGGAACTTCTCTAATATAGATTAAACAGCGTTGCAGTAGTCCTGTTTCTGCAATAACACTAGTTAGTGTTTTAGGAATATAAGAGGTAGCGTAAATAGAACGTCTGCTATCGCAATACATTTCCCCACCTTCTGCTAACTGTCTTGTTATTCTATAATTTTGACCTGCTAAAGTATTCATTAAAGTATTCAAATACATAACAACTTCTTGTTTATGTTGTGTAGGTTTGAATACACCAGAATATTCGAACTCATCATAAACACAAAGACCGTCTCCTTCTAAACCGCCAAACAGTTGTTTAGGTACTTGTTCGTAAGTAGTGTTTCCATCATCATCAGTAATAGCAACATCTTCTATTTTCATTTTACCGACAAGTGCTGCATCTGTTGTTGATTTAACAGCATGGATAGTAAATCTATTATGTCTTTCTCCTGAAGTTTCAGCCTCTATGTTATCTCTATATCTATCATTAAGAATATTAAATACATACTGTGCTATTCTTCCTGTAAAGTTGTACATTTCACTTTTACCTGAACCGCTTGTTTGTAGCCAAATAATGTGAACTCTGACATCTTCTGTTCCTCTACCTTTAGGAACGTAAACCATTTCTTTACAAATCTGTCCTAATAAAGAATAGGCCGATAATATCGCAGGTACTCTATTGTTTCTAGATACTTCTGTTGCACTATCTGCATATTCTTCAATTATCTTTGGTAATCTCAGAGTAGTGTTTATTGTTTCATTAAACTGATTTCTCATTGCTTCTTCTAGTAATTCATCTTCATTAAAATTATTATCAATATTATTCATATTTTTTTCTCCTTATATTTGCATTTTCTCTTCTGAGTTTAATGTATCAACAATACGTTTTGCTAATACATTTCCAATACCTTCTATTTCAGAAAGTTCGGAAGGTGTTGCCTCACCAATTTCCATTATAGAACCAAACTTCTTTATCAAAAGTTTAGCCTTTTTATCACTTACTCCTTTAATTGTAGATAATACATCCACTCTTAAATCAGTAGTGCTAATTTTCTTTTGTTTTACAATTCTAGGAATATATACTTCTCTATCATGTGGTTGCATTTTACAAACAACTGCAATTAATTCTGCTGCTGTTAATGCATCTCTAACCCAAATAATACTACAATCGGTATCTAATATTATTTTACCCATTGAACCAAAGAATTTTTTTCTAAGAATAACTCTTTGTGCTGTTTTATTCATGTTAGTTTTTATGTGTTCTAAATGCTTTCTAAATCCATCTTCAAATGAACCGTAAACAATAACTAAATTATTTACATAGGCTCTATCCATATTATCTAATTGATTCCACAATCTTTTATTTACAATAGATTGTATAAAATCAAAGGAAGATTTCGCCTCGAAACAAACGTCATTGAAAACATAGTCGCCAATTTCTAACCATTGTTTTTCAAATGGTACGTTTAGACTTTGGGCTTTTTCTATTACTCTCTCTGTTAGTTCTGAGTTTTCTCTGCTATCTATTATTAGTTTCATCTGAAACCCTCCACTTTAATACTAATGCCCTTGCTAACTTTGTTTTACTGATTCCGACTCTACCTTGCCATCCATTTTTTTCAGGTATATTCAAAAGAGTGCAAAGTTGTTTTATTGTAAACATATCGTATAGTTCATCTTCAACACTTCTCTTCCTTTTGATAATTAATTTTGCTTCTTTTAGTCTATCTCTTTCATTCATTCATGATACCTCCAACATTTTCCTACACACAATCCTTGTGTAATTAGAGTTGCACAACCTGCTGCATGATAACCCTTAGATACAATTCCACTAACATATTTCTTAGTCTTATTGTAGTCCCAATCTAACCATACTTCGGGATGACCTGCTATTGTAGCCAGTTCAGTCATAATCAACTCAGTTACTTCCTTTTGTTGTTCCAAAGAAACCTTTCTTTCACCTAATGTAAGTAGGTCTCTATACCATTGAACTAAGTAAACTCTAGCATAATGACTAGGATTTTCGACCATAATTGCATTGTGTAAACAAGGTATAATTGGTAAAGAACCAATAGGTTTCGGTATCTCTATTTCAATATCAGATAGGTGAATTGGTTTCACTGTTGGAAATACAATTTTTTCAGTACCCGTAGTTATCATAGGATTTCTTTGTTTAGCCATGACTAATATATCATACATAGAAACTCCTTCTAATGAAGCAAAATCTAATGGTGAACAATAATAATGATTGCCTTCTTTACCACTACTTAGATTCAAAGTATTTGGTACTCTTCTTAACCTATTAGTTTGAATACCTGTTCTATCAAGAGTAGGATGTTCTTTAGCCAATTCGGTATAATATTGTTGAATGCATCTGATATCATTGACTCGTTCTCCGTATGCAATTATATGAAAACCTTTTCCACTAAAGAAGGATTTGAACATGATATTTAGAGAGCATAATTTCTTACCGACACTCATGAAATCTCTATATGCATTTTCTAAAGGTTCGTTATGTGCATCAAAATCAAGAAACATCCTGTCAAGAACAACAGAAGAATCTATCTTTGTGTTTTCATTCACAATTTCAAAATCATAAACTGTTGTATAACAGTTCATTTTTCCATTGTATGTATTAACCCAATCAACAAATTCTTTCTTATTCTTCACTATCTTTCTTTTCATCTGCGGTGCGTTCTTTAAGTGGCTTCCCGCCCAAACTTCCCTCGGAAACATCATTGTTTTCTTCCTCCTTATTTTTATTATTGCTAAAGTTTACATTTGCAGTTAGTAATTTTTCTCTCAATATACTTGCTATTTCTATTTGTAATTGGTCT